CATAACTCCAAGTCCAGTCTTTACTGGAACACTAGATCCATCTTTATACTCAGATATTCCCATTTCTTCCCTTAGCCTTTCTAATTCAAAGTTATATTGCCCGACTAAAGTATTAAGTTGCGCTATATTTGCATTAGATGGTATAGCATTAATTGGCATTGCCTTTCTTTCACCATCATCTCCTGTTGAATCCCAATATACTCTACCTGTTTGGTCATATACACGCATTAACTTAAGTGGATCAGTTGTATTACCTAAACCTAAGTCTACATCTCTTAAACCTGAAATATCTACAGCAAATCCATCAGGTCTCATAGTACCTATTAATTGCTGCATCTTTAACCTGATAAGAATCATTTGCCTAATTGGCCCCATTGCCTTCTCAATCATCGAAGGGACTAAACTACCATTTGCATTAGGACAAACTACAGAATAGTTAAAGAAAGCATCTACACCATTTTGGTATGGTCTAATAATATTTTCAGATATATCCCATTTTAATATTATATCAGTATCTACAATCCAAATACCATTATAGATATTCATTCTTTTAGACTCAAGAACTTCTCCATTAATTTGCCCTCCAGCAGCAGCAATGGGTTTCCCTTGTTTCTGAACTACCAATAAGTTACCAAATTGGTTCTCTGTTTTAACTGAAAACTCTATATCTGTACTCTTTATCTCAAAGTCAAAAACCAACACAGAATAGTCGTCATATGGTCTAAGTTCTGTATATTTATAAGAGTCTCTCCAATATAGGTTTTCACTACGCTTAAGTTCTCTTGAAGCTTTTTGTGCAATTTTAAATAAAGTTTCTTCATCTAAATTAAATTTTCTTCGTATTGCTGCTAACTTCATTGGGTACACTTCCCCAATATAAGATATATCTTTACCATTATCAGATTCAAATACGTTGTATATCATATTCTCAGGCTTACACCTTTTTATTCTGATATTCTTATTTGGATCAAAATATAACTTTGTTACAGCAAGATTACAATCTATAATATCTCTTATTAATTGTCTTTTAAGGACATTTGCGTCATTATCTGATAATACTTTTTTAATTTTCTGTTCAAATAAGATTTCTTCTGGAAGTCTATATTCTAAATCAAAATACAAAGCTAATTCTTCATCATCTTCTGGTATGAATTTCTGAGTTTCGATTTTAGCCCCAATTGCAGATTCTAATTCCTCTAGTTCCGCTTTGTTAGCCATTCTGAATTTAGCTTCTTGCCTTTCCATTTCTTTAGCATCTAGGCTATTGTCATCAATTGCTTTAACAGACGGTTCCTCACGTCTAGACATAAATTGTCCAAGAAGTATTTCAACAAATTTTGGGGCTATTTTAATTGGAGTCCAGTCGATATTAATATAAGATTGATTACCTTCAATCCTCATTAAATCCATGAATTCTTTAGTGCTATTTGTACCATAGCTGAATTCTCTATTAGCTCTCCATTGGCGATATCTTTTGCCATAAAAACCATCTGAGTTTCTGTCTGCGCTGCTGAAGATTCCTTTTGCAATTTTTAAACCATAGTCCTTTTTTCTCTTTTGGCTAGGCTTATCCATGTGCATCTGCAACAATTCATCCATCCTTGAAAAGTCCATATTACGATTATTTTAACAAATGTAACAATTTTTATTTGGATATAGACGGTTTGCCTGCTTCTAATGCTCCACCTTTATTAGAACCTACACTTGATGACAACGTAGTTTTATCATCAGCAATGAATGGAATAGGGTAATTTTGGTAAAAAAACACCGTCTTTTTCTTTTTTTTCTTTTTCATACACAAATTTAATTATCTTTGCCATATAAAAATAATATTTATGGCCAACCTTATATCGTTAACAGTATATGAAATAAATGGATTAAGACTTGCTACTTCTAAAGTAATAGCAATGTCTAGTGCAAATATCATTGCTACAGCTTATGTTTCAACTTCAGTTGGTACTGGTAATGGTGCAGTTGCATTTGCCGGAACTACTGCTTATGGAATAGGTGCTATTGTATCTGCTAACGGAAGCCAATATCAAGTTATTGTTGGTGGAACATCTGGTTTAATAGGAACTGCTCCATCAAATAAAATAGGAACATCTGTTTCTGGAACTGTTACTTTTAACTTTATGGGCCAATGGGTTACTCCTGCAACCACAAATGCTAATCCAGTTCTTAACTCAACTATTCAAATCAATAATGGGTCTGGTGTACCAACTGTTTATGGTGTTGTAGAAACTGTTGCTGCAATCGTTACTGCTGCTGGATAATTACATTAAACTCCATTTACTTAAATACTGTATATACAGAGGATCTACTTCTTTGCCTTCATTATATTGAAGCTGCATCCAATCTGCTAATACCCGTACCCTATACTCTTTATTTTTAGGTATTGTTTTCATTTTAGAATCCCAAAATGGCAACATCATCTTTCTATACCATACTCTTCTTTCTTCTTTTTGTTCATCTGAGAAGCAGCGTTTTCTTGTACTTTCCCCATACCTAGTTACATTCTTTACGTTCCTTATCTTTTTATTCTGCATAAAATAGGCCATGCTTGACTTAACCAAGTTATGTATAGTATCTATCTTTTGCTTACCATCGTCAGTTATATAGTAGAATTTAGTATTTCCGGATCTCTTTATATATCTTAATTTCTCAAGTGCTTCTGTATCTAATACACTACAGGTAGTTCCAACCCCTATCTGTTTAAGATATTTTGTCATTATCTCAGGCTTTGCGTAGTCAGCATTATATAGGTAACTAAGTATTAATAGTCTTTTAAGGCTGATATCTTTGGTCGTAGCTAGGTATATCTTATAAGAAGCATATACACCAAACATAGTATTCTCTCTATTCCTTAACTGTGTGTGTAGTTTCTTTATATACCTATCCCTACTAGATACGGTCTTGTGAAGTACAGATATATCTTCTTTAAAAGGAACTATCATTTTTTGCCTCAAAGCTTCCATATCTATATTCATAGTTATGTCTATACCCTTGTGCTTTATAGTTCTACTTTTCATTTTTGTTTGATTTAATTAAATGTTCTATTAATGGAATACCCTTCTTTTCAGCTTCCTTAGCCTCTTGCTCATCCATTTTTAAGTAATTGACCCTTAGCCATGTCGTAGACTCAACCATGTCCTTAAGAGAGGCTGTAAGCTTCTGAAACCTATCAAACCCTTTATCGTCAGCAGTAATGTCTAATGTAAACGAATTTAATGACGCTGATAGCTCGTTTATCTTCCTATTTAAAGAAAAGTATAGGGCAAACATACCGTCTTGTTTATAGAGTAGTAACTCTTTTTTTAAATCTTCCATTATTTTAAATTTATAATTGATATATAAAATCCAGGGTCAGATTTCCTTATAGCAACTCCAGCCTTTGAATAAAATATATTTGTTAAAATTTCTCTATGGCCATAATCTGGATTACCTATATCTATTAACAAATCCATTACTATATCTACAGACTCAAAACTATTATACGATATAACCTCAGAACAATCGCAATCATTATTTTTCCCTCTTTGAGTTGTCCTGTAATGACCTTTATGTGAAGGATATTCTTCAGCTCTTGTCATTGCACTTTTATATAATGAACTATCAGGAAGCAATACACTCATTGGTTTAAGTTTATTTAAAAAATCAATTAAAACTTTGTAGTCCTTTGTATTTTTATAAGTAGTAAATCTTTTTGGATAATCCCATTTTATTGCAACTGTTTGTAAAAACAAACCTGGACATGACCTCATACAGTTAATTACCCATATAACATCTTTTTCCCTTTGAGACATATAGTTTGCATTTTTTGCTGTATTGTATTCATTAAATGATCTGTCATCCCATATTTTATCCCATAGAGATAGTGGATTTTGAGAATAACAGTTAGCTGAAATTAATATTGCTATTAATAGTTTTGTAAGTTTCATGGTTTGTTTAGTTTAGTCCTATATATAATGGTACTTGTATTTCCTTTCCTACTATATGCATATGTATTCCTCCTGAAGATATGCTATCGTATATTTTATCTATCTCGTCTTTGGTACATTTACTAAATGGGTCTTTTATTATATAATACCCATATACGTGTGATAACTCCGAATTATTTAAAGCTAATGTAAGAATATCATCATAAGAACATCCAAATGAATAAAGATTCCTTTTGCCATCAAAAAATAAAAATACTCCTGGCAATGTAAAATTTTCATTCTTTAATTCAGATATGTCTTTCATATCAACAACAGCAGAATGTGGTATTGAAGGGTTTATGACTAATATTTTGCATAGAGGCTTAACCATCTACCAAATATACTACACCTTATCAAATACAGCAAGGATATCTTCTTTCCATATCCTTATAGCTCTTTTTTCTGAGCCATTAAAGTTGTATACCATCTCGTAGTCACTTAATTTATAACAGATAACATTATCACCTACAGCAACATCATCGCAGTCTGAAGGAGTGGCTAGTATTTTAAACTTAATCTCTTCTTTCTTTCCTTCGTCATATATAATTACCGA